CTTTACAACTTTTCGATTACTTCCCTAAAGTTAAACTTGATTCTAAGGTTGATATTGAAGTTGAAACTATTACTAAATTTGAAGATGCTTCTGTAACTGGATTTACTATTGAAAACCCAGGTTTATCTTATCAGGTTGATGACCGTTTAATATTTGATAACACTGGAACTGATGGAACAGGTGTATCTGCTCGTGTTTCAAGAATTGTTGGTGAAAGTGTTTTATCATACGGATTTGAAAATGTCAATGGTAATAACTTTGGTGTATTAAAAACTACTAATCCACATAACCTAGTTGCAGGTGATACTGTCTTTATTGACTATACACCTATTATGAACAACACAAATAAAACATTTGTTGTTCGTCAATTTAAAGGTATTGAAGAAATTGTTGTAAATCAAACTGGTTCTGGATATAACAGTGATATTCCTCCAGAAATTACTATTGTTCCTAGAGATGGTGCAGGTACATCTGGTCATTTACAAGCAGTCGTAACAAGTGTTGGTTCTATTGATACAGTTAATATCTTAAACTCTGGATCTGGTTACACACAAAATCCTCGTGTTATCTTATCACATCCTCAGATCTTTAAGAAGGCAGATTACTATGTGTCTAAGATTGAAAATCAAAATTATCTAAAAGTTAATGACGTAGTTGTTAATACAGATAAAGAAGTTTATATTTGTGGTATAACTCAAGATGCTAATTCTAACAAAGTTGGTTTTGTTGCTAAACTATCAGCAACAGGTGTTAAAGAATGGGAGAAGACACTAGAGAGTACAGATGGAACTTATTACACAGAATTCCAAAAACTTTATGTTGATGGCAATAGCATTTGGGTTGTTGGTAACAACAGACCAAATAGTTCTCTCCTTGATGCCTATAATCCTGATGTAATTCTTGCAAAATACACAGAGGCAGAAAATGGTCTAAGTGCTACACTTAATTTACAGAAAGCATATGCAGGTATTTCTGGTGCAACTCGTGCAGATCATGTAACTGCTCTTGAAAAATATTCTGACACTAGATTTATTATTGGTGGTTTTACTAATACTAACTCTGGTGCTCCTTATGATGCATATCTTGCTCTTATTGATACTAGCGGTAACTTTGCTCTTAAGAGAAAAATTGCTTCATCTAATGCTTCTGAAAAAATTACAGACATTATTATTAATGGCACAGATGTTTATTTCTCAATGGAAACTGCAACATCTGCAAATGCAACTGCTGTTAACGCTTCATTTGGTAAAGCAACTATTGGAACAAATGCTATTACAGTTGCTTGGATCAAGGAATATACAAATACTTTATATTCATTCATAGATGTCGCTTGCTGTATTGATGAATTTGAAGAAGTTTATATTACATCTACTCTTAGATTAAAATCAAATAACACAACTAGAGATAGTTTCTGGGTTGGTAAAGTTGATACTGACGGTGATTTAATATGGAATTATCGTTATCTAGTTTCTGGTGGTCAAATTTCAATGGCAGGCAAATGCAGCATTGATATTTTTGGTGATCTTAATGTTACATTTGGAAAGACTGCTACTTCAGACAGTCTTAAGACAACTGAAAGTGTGAAGATTGGATATGATGGTGCAATTAAAAATCATACAACTAATCAGTTTAATCTTAATAATATTGAAGGTATTACACCTTATGGTATTGCTACTGATAACTCTGGTGATGTTCACATCTTTGGTCAGTCATCTTGGAACAGAAATGAGTTTATTTTCCCATTCACATCAGGATCTAACGCTGATACCACTGGTCATTATACATTAACATCTACATCAACAAACAACTCTATCACTTATGCTGATAATGTTGCTAAGATCTTTGGTTATCAAACTGGTCAAACTTCTTGGACTCAAGCAAATCTTCAAATTACCTCTGCTCAATTAGGTACTAAGTTAGGAGATAATTGGACTCTTGAGATGATGTTGTATAAAGATTCTACAACTACATCTTTATCACAGACACAACAAACAATATTTGCTATCGGTGATGCTGAAGATGCAACTGGTGGACTTTGGTTATACTATGATATGTCTTCTGGACATTTAGAACTTGCGGTTACTAATCAGACCACTAAGTTAAATTCTGCTGGTAGTGCATTACAATCTGGTTCAACAACCATGTTTGCTAACAACTCATGGCAATTTATATCTCTTGTTAAGAATGGAAATACATTTACTGCTTATGTCAATGGTTTACAAGCACTTACTGGTACTGTTGCAAATACATCTTTAGGTGGTAAAGATCTTTATGTTGGTAATATTCCTGGTAGAAGCACAACAGCTGGTCAATTCCGTTCTAATGAGCAAGGAACATATTATGTTGATAATTTAAGATTAAGAAACAGAGCAGTTACTCCTACAGTTCCTTCTGATGTAACTACATTCCCAACTGTAGGTTTATTTGGATTTACTTTTGATTGGGTTGATGATGCATGGTTTACAACTAATCTTAATCAATATGATTATATTGATTATACTGGTTGGGGTATTAAAGTTGACAAGAATGCAGATGCAGCAAGAATTGGCACTCAAACATTACAAACAAACACACAAGTTGGTTTTATCAGAACAAATGTAACTCCTGTAACTGGGTCTACTCTTACAATGGTGACCACAGGATATGCTTTAGGTGACGCAGGTTTCCAAAACTTAGACTTTGATGATGCTACAACAACTATGTCTCAAGATACTGAGACACTTACATATACTCAAGATGTTTGGAGTTCTAGAACTGCTACAGTTCCTTCACCAGGTTCTCAAAAACTTTCTGTTACTGCGGTTGTTAAAGATAGATACTACTTCAAAGTTACACCTACTCTGAAGATTGATAACGTTCAAGAACTAACCTTGAATCAGTCATTCAGATTTACAACAGGTGCAAAATTAAGACTTAATAATGATTCT